GGTTTCGCACTTGTGTCTTGCAACAAATGACTTACGTGCGGCAGGGTCATTCAACTTGACTTTGAGTCCAGTTGTATCTCCCCAAGAAATCTTCTTGATTTTATCGGTTGAGGGGTCTTTGACATACACATAGTACTTCTTCGGCCCACCACGTTTTGGTTTGTTTAATTCTTTCTTCTCTTCTTCTTCGAAGATACAGTCTAGTGCGACATTCTCACCACCGAACTGTGCGAACTCACCAAGGTTTGACTCCATGATGTCAATCTCACTTGGTTTGATTTCAAGTTCACCACTGTGATACTGTTCACGTAAGTCTCTCCAGTACTGGAAATACTTCTCAGAACCAACCCGATAGATATTATTCTCTACCAGATCGGATTCCGAACCGCAACTACAATGGTCATTAAATGATTTCATATATCTTTAACCAGAATTAAATCAAAGATGGCACCAACCTCTGAGGTTGCACCAGCCTTTGCTTGAATTTGAATGTCTGTCTTTTCGGGTATCTCTAATGGTACTATGTAGTCAAATGTTACAGGTTGAGCAAATGTTCCCCACTGACCTTTCATCTGCCATGCAGCATTGGCTGTACCATTCTTGACACGCAACTGATATGTTGCTTCTTGGTTTTTACTAATAGAACCTTGGAACTTAATCAGATATCCCTTATGTCCTGCGGGAATGGTATAGACTGCCATGAGTGACTGACCACCATTATTTGAATGAACTTGTGCGACATTATTACCACCAATAGATGCGGTGATGTTACCCTCGTTTGTTTCACTAGAACCCGCAGTCAGAACTCTCATTCTGAAAACACGATAGAATGATGCAGTAGTCGTTACCGCACCTGTACCATTCAGTGTTATAGTTTCTTTGATTTCATCGTAGTTGGCATCAAGACCTTCAATCTCCAGAGTCCTTGCACCAGTGTCTCCGTCATCATCATTTGCATCCGAGGACACAACAGAAACAACACCCGCAGACGTAGGAAGATAATTAGTGCCGAGATCAGACACGATCTCAAAACTTCCCCCTACCGCAGTGTTGTAACCGAACTTGTTGACGTGCGAAGTTTGTGATACCGCACCACGAGCAATGTGAATACCTTCACCTACTCTTCCGTCTCCAAGATAATGTGACTTTGACATTCTTATCTACCTAATCTTTTTAACAGACCTTGAATCGTCTTCAAGTCCTTAGAAATTACTTTCTGGAACTTTGCTTTGTCCTGTGGTTTCTTCAGAGTGTTAAACAACTTAACAACCTTACCAGCATCGTCTTGAGAAATCTTACCTTTCTTACCATTTTCAAACTCAATCTCACCACCTTTGGGTAGGTCAGACAACTTACGGATTTGCATCAGAACATTCTTAGATGCCGCCTTGCGATCATCGTCTGTTGCATCAGTATCTATATCCGCACTATCCTTACCTCTTTTACCCATCGCACTCATTGCATCACGTTTCGCACGAGCATTCTCTGCGATAAAATCTTCTCTTTTCATCAGTTTCATTGCAGCGTTAGCGAGTTGGGCAATTTTCATCTTGTCCATCTTTGCCTTGTTACCGTCATTTACCTTATCGTAAATCTGAGAGATGGCAGATGCAGTGAACAAGTCAACCATGACACCTTGGATTTTCTTTGCCTGTTTCTTGGCAACAATGTCTTTGACATCGGAGATTACAGACTCGTCAAGTTGTACACTTTCAATGTACATATTCAACTCATATCGTTTGTTGTCTAGGTTTGCAACCTGTACATGAAGTTTCTGTTTCTTGTTAGTATCTAGGATATACTTATTGGTCTTACCACTAGATGGTCTCTTCGGCCCCATTGCAACCTTGTGGTCAACATCGTCTTTGTCTACGATGAAACCTTTCTTCTTGGCATGGGCATATGCGTGTTGCATTGCACCAGAGAAGTCACGGTGATAGAGTTCGTAACCAGACGAGGACTTTGCTTCTTCAAGTCCTTCACGAGCAATTAACTTCCAACCCTGTTTCTTCATTTTATCAGCAGTCTTACCATCCACCTTACGAGTATATGTACCCTTCTTCATGGTGTAGTTCTCTGCACCTTCCTTTACGTTTGCCTTCTTCTCAACATCTTTAACCACTTGAGGTTTTTTGCGTTTAACGAGGTCTTTGAACTTTTGTAGAAGACTTTTGTCTTCTTTACTAGGGTTGAATCCTTTCTTTGCAGATTTTGACTTCAACAGTCCTAGTTCCTTCATCATTCCTTTTCCAGACATATAGAAAAATGGAGTAAGTAGGGCAAGTTGTGTCATGAAGATTGCACCAGCGGGATTAAAATCTTCCTTAACTTCTGGTTTGTCGTGGGTGTAACCCATCTTGTCCATCTTCACATGGTCTGCGTAGGTGTCTGCCTTGTAACCTTTCCCAGTCTTGGGGTCATACATCATGTGTGGTTTGAAATCTTCCTCACCTTTACATTCTGCAAGTATTTCTTTTATAGTTTTCATGTTATGCTAAATCCTTATCGTGGTTCAAACCACCCTTTTTCTTTTTGACTATGAACGCATTTACTCGTGCGTATCCCCATTGTTGTGGTGTAGTGCCTGGCCTGTGACCAGTCTTCCATGCGGCAACACCACGGTTATAAACTTTTTTGAGAGTCCCATACGAAATACCAGACTTCTCTGACTTCTTTTTCAGTGCTTCATCTGCCTCGTATAGTCTAATCATTTTGTTGACCTATTCTTTGCCTTTGCACGTGCAAGTCTTGCACGATCAAGAATCGCATCGTGTTTCTTCCTATCCGATTCTTTCTCTCGTTTAATTTTTGTCTGTGCAGTCTTTACTGCATCTTCCATCGGAGTATCTTTCTTATACTTCTTGACGAGTGTGTCAGTACCTTCCTCACCAGCATTCTCTGTAGTAATAACGTTAGATGTAGTCTTGAAGTTCTTCTTACGCATTATTGTTTTGTTAATAACTTCGAACTCTTCTTTCTTACGGTCGTAGTTAATAACAACAGGAAGGTTCAGGTCAGTCTGTAAGTCTTTGATGACCGCTTCACTATCAGGATTCTGACGAATGTTCTTCGCCTTTCTCTTCGCAATCTTCTTGAATACACGTTGTAACTCTGCCACTGTAATAGGTGGGTCATTACGTTTGTCATTCATACGATCAGCGAAGTGACGTGTAAACTCAACATCAACATCAAACTTAGCAAGGAGTCTATCCGCAAACTTCTCAAGATCATTGAGTTGTTTCTGAGATACTTCCTCGTACATATCCTTGAACTGTTTGGTGTACTTGGATGGTTTTGTTTTTGCGGTCGCATCGCCTGGAGCTGGTTTATATGCAGAGTCATCATCGTCTGCTTTCTTACCATGTTTCTTGAAGTGTGCATCTCGTTTTGATTTGGTAGACTTCTCCAAACCCGCATAGTACTTCTTGGGTTGAGTGCCTTCTTTATCTTTAATGTCAGAGTCTTGGGGTGCTTTTTTCTCGACCAGTTCTACTGCATCTAACCACTTACGAACCTTCTTGTCACCGCATTCCACGATAACATAGTTCGAACCCAAGACCGACACGACACCAACTTCTTCGGACTCTTTGATAACAACAGTATCACCCAGTTCAAACAGTTCACCTTTAACAAACTGTTCTCTTAGGTCAGATACCCTTGGTAATTCGATGTGACGTTTGAAAGATGTCTCTTCCTTGAGACCAAGACCCTTCCTTACGTCATTGAACAACTTACGAGTGTCTCTGTCCGACATGGTCGATGGGACACCCTGTGTGAAAGCTGTGTAATCGTTATCTTTTGCATTGGCACGTTGTTTAGATGCGGACATACCTTCCACACCCTCTGCATCAGGGTCTCTTTGACCCGCAGAAACGATATTAATAGATTCGAAATTATAGAATCCATGACGTGCCTTTTTACCATTGTACTTGTTCAACAACACTTCGAACTCACGTAGACGATCTTGACCGACTACCATAGTGATTCGTTTGTATCCTTGGTCATACAACTTTGCAGCGATATTAAATACTGTTTTTACTTCTTTATCAACCATGATGTTTCGACCATACTTGGGAAACATCTTGCGTAGGTGTTTTACCTTGTCAGAATATGACAGAGGGTCTTTTGCGCCTGTAGACTGAGACACATAGACTTTCCAGTCTGCACCTTTCGCTTTCTTTGCAATGGTATCTAATACTTTACCATGACCGATAGTGGGAGGATTCATTCTACCAAACGTAAAATAAACTTCCTTCGCTTCTTCTACTAGATACGACTTAAAATCTTTAATCACTGGACTGTTTACCTTTTTTTCTTTCCATTTCCATCTTGCGTACTTTAGGAAGAATCTTCTTCGCAATTTTCGCAATCTTAGGTTTCATCTTATCTAGACGTTTCTCAATAGACTGTTTTCGAGCCATTGACATATCGCCCTTGTCTTGTCCCTTAGTGATTTTTTTGATTATCATGTTGCGTGCTTGTTTCATTGCACGTTTTTTGAGAGTGTCCATATTTGCAGTTTTACGAGCCGCACGTTTACGACCCATTGCAATCTTGGCTTTATTTTTCTTGAGAGATCGTGAGAGTTTCAGACGTTGTTGAATATTCAACGCTTCGTCTGGTGACTCAACAACCTTAATGAATTCTTTTAGTCCCATTGGTTTGGACATATGTTACCCCTTACGGTTTTTCCCATCCCTTCAGTATATCTGGACTGAAGTTGTTATACGAAAATTCTAGACGATCAACCAACTTGACCGCATCACCACCTAATTTGTCAATAGCAACGAATCCTTCGGCACCTGTCTTGACCTTATATCCTGTCTTGGTCTGAACAAATGTATCAAAAGAACTAATACTATTAAGTTTATTTATAAGTTTTAATTTTGCAAGTACAATGTTTTTTTGCAAATCGAACATCATTACCAGATTCTTTTTGTTTCTCTGTGAGAAGAACTTCATAAAGTCATCCAACTTCTTCTGTTGGGTTGCCTTACCCCTCTCAGTACTTCTCTTGTCTTTCTCTTTCTGGAACTTATCGTTCAACCACTTGATTAAACCTGTTACGTGCGTATTAGTGTTGCCAATCACGGTTTGTTGCCGCACAAAAGTGTTGTTGTACTGTTCAATCAGGGTTGCAAGGTCTTTATTACCTTCTAACTCACGTAGAGTAGAACCAGCGATCTTATTGAATATCTTACCCGCATCAGACAGATGTTTGGTTACTTCTGCGGTTTCTTTCTTATCCATAGTCGCACCAGACACATCACGCAACATTGCGTCCTGTGACCATACGTTTACAGAACTGTTAAATTTCGACACGTTTACACCATATGTCGCTTTCATCGACATAAAGTCTTTACCAGTATAGGTTGTGTGCCACACAATACCGATCTTAGCACTACGAACTTCTTTTGCTTGGTCATAGGGAATCGCATAGATGATTGTGTTGGGATGGAAAGTCGTATACTTCTCACCATCAATGGTTTCGTTCTTGGTGTCTCCTTTTGAGAACAAGAAGTCCCCTTGAATCACACCCTTGATACCAAGTTCTGGTAGATGTTTCAGTGCGAGTTTCATCTTGGTCGCAAGGTCAGGACTACTGATGTCCGCATCAATATCTGCATCGGTCTTGTAGACTTTAGGATTCTTTGCGAACACACCTTTCTTTGCGACAAAGAACTCACCATCACTAGGGTCTTGACCACAGAAGATTGCGGGAGCACCGTCCCACTTGGTGGACAGTTTACTCTTGGTTTCTCCCGCTAACATATCACGGAGTTCTCTCAATGCATTGATTGCCTGTCGAGTACCATTGACACCCCCATAGAGAACCTTATCCTCGATATGGGTCATGTGAGTGTTCTTCTGTTCTGTTATGAAGTTCTTAAAGTCCATTAGAATTTCAAGGTGGTGAAGTCACACATCATTCGTGTGGGATAACCATCCTTGCCTTGAGTGTCTCGTATGTTTAGTTTGAATCTATAGTACGGTGAACTGAGTTCCATGTCAATACGTTTACCACGACCAGTCTTACCACCATAGTGAACCGTACAAGTTCCTACCTTAGCAGCAGCCTGCATCGCAGCAACATCCATCTTCTTGGAATAAACGTTCTTCTTCATCTTATGGATAACATGATAACCATGACCGATACCACTTTCAAGTAACATCTTCATCGCCATTGGGTTTGGTCTGGTAACAACTTTACCACCTTGGGTCTTAACATCGTCATTGAATATACCACAGAATCTCTCGTTGTCAATACCGAATAACTGCAACAACTTCAGACCGTCAGCGTTCTGAATCTTACCTTCCTTGATTTCTTTGGGAGTCAACTTGGTACGAACACCTACGTTGAAGAACGTGGTGGTAGTCTCGAACTTGAGACTGAGATAAATTTGTTCGCCATTATCCTTTACTAGAGTAA